TGATCTTAACGTTTAGTGGCAATATCGAGGCAGTAGATAGCGGCGAGCGCCGTATGATTTCAGGCAAAATTGCACCCTATGGCGAGGTAGGTTATACAAGCGCGGGCAAAGTAGTTTTTGCTGAGGGGTCAATTAGCGCAGCTGAGCCAAGTAAAGTAAAACTCCTAATGGCACACGATAACTCAGCCGTGGTGGGGCGTATGCAAAGTATGACCTCAGCTAAAGACGGCCTCTATGCAAGTTTTAAGGTAAGTGCATCCTCACGTGGATCAGATGCGATTTTGCTAGCCCAGGAACAACTTATGGACGGCTTATCCGTTGGTGTGGAAGTTACCGCATCAAAGCCCCAAAAGGATTACCTCCTGGTCACCGCTGCCACCTTACGCGAGGTGTCACTCGTTGAGAGCGCTGCTTTTGCAAGCGCTGCGGTGCAAAAAATTGCTGCAGCTGCAGGCGATATGCCAGTAGAGGCGGCAGAGTCCACAAGTACAAAAATTACGACAACTAACACCGTAATAAACTCAACCACAACCGAAACCGAAACCGAAACCGAAAGCGAGGCCGCTGTGACTACAGCCCCCGATCAAAACGCACCTGAGGCAGTAGATGCCACAGAGCAGGCTGCACCTACAGTAGAGGCAGCTCGTAAAATCATCCTACCAAGCGCGCTCAATTCACAGCGCGTACGTACACCTATTACATCAATGGGTGCATACACAGAACACAAGATTAAAGCTGCACTAGGTAATGAAGATAGCAAGCTATACGTAACTGCAGCCGATGACGATTTCAGTACTAACCCTGCATTTTCTCCAACACAGTACCTAAGCGAGTTCCCAACTAATACACGTTTTGGTACACCTTCTATTGACGCTTGTTCTCGCGGAGTATTGCCAGCTAGCGGTATGACTATTAACATCCCATCTCTTGTTACATCTGCAGGCGGTAAGTCAGGCGTAGCACCTTCCGTAACTGTTGAAGCCGAAGGCGGAGCAGTACAAAATACAGGTATGGTTACAGAGTACCTATCAGGCACAATTAGCAAGTATTCAGGTATGAATACTCTCAGCATTGAGTTGCTAGAGCGCTCAGATCCTAACTTTTATGCCGAGCTTACACAGCAACTACAAAATGCTTATTTAACCCGTCTGGATACAACAGTTAACGCTGCACTTATTACAGCGGGTACTGTTGCAACTACAGCACAAGCTGCTACATCTGCGGGCATTATTGGTTACGCATCTGAGGCAGCACGTCTTGTTTACGAGGCAACTGGTTACGTAGCACAAAACTACATTGCTAATGGTTCACAATGGCAGCTATTAATGGGTGCATCCGATACAACAGGGCGCCCTATTTACTCAGCTAGCCAGCCAATGAACGCAGGCGGGCTAACACAGCCTGGCTCAATTCGTGGCAACGTACTAGGGCTTGATCTATACGTAGATAAGAACTTTGCAGCTACTACAACTGTGGATGACTCAGCGATTATTCTTGCGCCTGAGGCCTTTACTGTTTACCAGTCACCAACTGCTTATATGTCAGTTAACGTTGTATCTAACCTACAGGTGCAGGTAGCTATTTATGGCTATATGGCAACTATTGCAAAAATGCCTAAGGGTATTATCCGTTACAACTTCACCTAAGAAAACCCACTAATAGTTTGGTAGGCCTCTTAGCCCTTTGAGGCTTACCAAACCTAAGTAAGATAGGAGTACAAAAATGCCAGCCACGTATGTAACAGCTGCTACCTTGAAGGCTAGCCTGGGCGTTGGCACTTTGTACGATTCTTATACCTGGATAGAGGACACCTGCCAAGCTGCACAAGATCTAATAAACGGCTTTTTATGGTTTGACAGCGCACCCGTAGTCGGTACCGCGTTGGTGTCTAATGTCGCTACCGTTATGGTTGCCAACCCTGGCATCTTTACTACGGGCCAATCAGTAACTATTGCTGGGGCTGGTTCAACTTTTAACGGTACTTACACAATTACGGGCACAATTCCATTTAGCACAGGCACAGCTAACATTTTGCCTGCATTTAATATGCAGCTTAACTATTGGCAATACCCACAGGGCTATAGCTTTATCCAATATGCAAAAACTGCAGCTGACCAAAACTTTAGGCGCATCCTGCCTTATGGCACTATGACAGGTGACGATACAAAAACGGCTACCTACGCCAATACCCCAGCTATTAACGCCGCAGCTTTAATGCTGGCAGAAAATATATGGACTAGCCGATTCAGTACACAAAACGGTGGCACTAGCTTAGACGGCTACAGCCCTAGCCCGTTCAAAATGTCAAATACGCTTATGGCATCTGTAAGAGGCCTCTTAGCTCCGTATCTTTCACCCGCAGGTATGGTCGGCTAATGCCTGCAGCTATAACTACCTTACGCAGCACAATAGCTGCCGCCCTGGCTAATCCTGGCGTATGGACGGTATTTAACTACCCGCCTAGCACTATGCAATCTAGCGCCGTGGTGGTTGCCCCTGCCGATCCATATATCACGCCAAGTAATAACTCTCAGGCAACTATCTCGCCTATGGCTAACTTTAAAATTATTATGACTGTACCAATGTTTGACAACGCCTCTAACCTAATTGGCATAGAGGACACAATAGTAGCTGTGTTTACTAAACTAGCTAATAGCGCAATCGTATTTAATGTTACTAGCGTGAGCGCGCCAAGCGTACTAAGCGTTGCCGCAGGTGACTATCTAACGGCAGATTTACAAATAAGCATACTAACGAGCTGGAGCTAACTAATGGCACTTACAGATGAAGAAAAAGCGTTTTTAATCAAAATTGGCCAAGACCTGCCAAAAGAGATTAAAGAAACCCAACCAAAAGAAACTACAACACAGAAAGTAGAGGAATAGCCCTAATGGCAATTTTCTTATCAAACGGCGTAGTGGCTACTCTTAACTCAGTAGCACTATCAGATCACGTAACCAGCGCTAGCATCTCTCGAACCTTTGACGAGCTTGAGGTAACAGCTATGGGCGATACAGCTCACAAGTTTGTAAAAGGCTTAGAGGCCAGCACTATTACGCTAGATTTTCTAAACGATGATGCTGCCTCAGGTGCAGGTTCAGTACGTGCAACTTTGCAAGCTGCCTGGGGTACAACCGTGCCACTTACGCTAAAGCAAACTAGCGCAGTAGTATCAACTACCAACCCTTTATACAGCACTACAGTTTTGGTAAATAACACCCAAGATATTAATGGCGCTGTTGCAGATGAGTCAATGCAGAGCATTACATTTACCTGTAACTCACCAATCGTAATTACAACTACACCATAAAAATAAAGAAAAGGGGCTAACACAATGGCAAAACTTAAAATAACAAGGGCTGACGGCACAATATCTGAGCATCAGATAACGCCGAAAATTGAGTGGGCCTTTGAGTTATATGCAAAAAAAGGTTTTCATAAAGCCTTTAGAGATGATGAAAAGCAGAGCGATGTTTACTGGCTAGCGCACGAGTGCCTTAGATCAGCAGGCGTTGAGGTACCTGTTTTTGGAGCGTTATTTTTAGACACTTTAGCTAAGGTTGAGGTGTTGGAGGATGACCCTTCGCAATAGTGGGGCGCGGTAATTTTGGTTACCTCATAGCGCAGCTAGCCGTTGAAACGGGTATCGCGCCCCAGTATCTGCTAGACCTGGACGATTTTATGTTTAAGAATATGCTCAGGGTAATAAACGATAAAGCTAAGGAGCAGCAAAATGCCAGTAGAGGTAAGAGGCGCCCTTGAGCTACGCAAGGCTATAAAAAAGTTTAGCCCTGAGTTAGCTAAAGAGACTCGCAAAGAGTTAGCAAACCTTTTAGCCCCTATAGTTAAAACTGCTCGTGGCTTTGTTCCAAGTACCGCGCCTTTATCGGGCTGGGCTAAAGCGCCTACAACTACAGGCAGATTCCCAATATGGAGCAGTAGCGCAGCTAAGGGTGGCATAGGCTATAAAACCTCACCTTCCAAACCCAACAGGGAAGGCTTTAGGGCTGTAGCTCGTATTGTAAACGCTAGCGCTGCAGGTGCAATCTATGAGACAGCAGGCCGCGTTAATCCTGGGGGCCGAGATCAGGCAGGATTAAAACCTGTTGTATATCCTGGCCACGCAGATTTTGGCAAAATGGTGCGCTCAGGTAGCAAAAATGAAGGGCGCAGCGCAAACCCGTTTGCAGGTAAGCAGTTTGTAGATGCTATAAACGCGGACGGTCAGATAGTAGATGCCAATAACCAAACTGGTGCAGGGCGCCGTAGTCGCAAAATGCGAGGCCGTGCAATTTTTAGAGCCTGGGCCAATGACGGCGGCAAAACTAACGCCGCTGTGTTAAAGGCTATAGAAAACTCAAAGATTAAGTTTTATAATGCTATGGGGGTCAAATAATGGCTGTTGATCCCTCAGTAGTAATAAATATAGCCGCCGAGTTCACAGGCAAAAAAGCATTTAGTAAAGCTGACACAGCTACTAAAACACTTACGAAAAGTGTCAAAGGTTTAGCTGGGGCTTTTGGTATTGCTTTTGGCGCCAGAGGTGCGATGCAGGCCGTTAAGGCTTTTGCAGCCGATGACAAAGCCGCTAAGATACTAAGCAAAACTCTTAATAATTTAGGCCTAGCCTTTGCTGACCCAGCCGTTAAAAAGTTTATATCTGACTTAGAGCGCCAATACGGCGTACTCGATGACAAGTTACGCCCTGCGTATCAGATGTTACTGACCAGTACGGGCGATTATATTAAGTCACAAGATTTACTACGCACAGCCCTAGATTTAAGCGCGCTAAGTGGCGTGGATGTTGTAAGCGTTACAGCCGATTTATCAAAGGCCTACCAGGGTAATACCCGTGGCTTAATGAAGTACCAGCTAGGCCTAAGTAAAGCCGAGCTAGCAGCTATGAGTTTTGAGGAGATTTTAG